AGCAGTACAATCAGTTTTTGTGCAACGAGAATATCATTATAAAAAAATAGCTGATAAATATATGGCTTTATATCAATTAGGAAAATGCACCAAAGAAGAATGGGAAGCAAAACGACAAGAAGTAAAAGATATGCTTCCTTATCCTAGTGGTGTAGATAAAAAAGAAGCTTTAGATAAAATTGTTGAATTAACAGGCTGGTCATACAGCATATAAAAAGGAAAATAAATATGGCAAATTGGAATTGTAAAACTGTAGATTATTATAATCATGAACACGATGGACATGAGCAAGTGATCTACAATGTGCATTGGAGAGTGAAAAAAGAAGATGAAGAATATTCTGCATCATCTTATGGAACTCAAACTTTAAATACAGAAGATATACAGGACTTTAAACCCTTTGATGAAATCACTTCTGAAATAGTAGAGGGTTGGGTTAAAGCTGCTATTGGTGAAGAAGAAGTATCTAATATTGAATCTAACTTAGATCAACAAATAGAAGCTGAAAAAAATCCAACATCTATAACTGTAACTTTAGATAACTGATATACTAATTTTTTAACTACTTATAAGGAGAGTAAATATGAGTAAAGAAAAAAAAGAAGTACCATTTTTAATACATGATGGTAACGAATATAAACAAGAAGATTTGACTGAAGAACAAATTTCATGGGCATTAAAAATTAGAATGTGTAATGAAAGTTTAGGTAATCTTCAAAACGCATACAATGAATATATGTTAAAACAAGACTATAAGAATATGTGCGTAAAAGGTTTTGAAGAAACCTTAGAACAAAAAAAGGATAAAAAAGAAAAATAATGGCTAGAAAAACTGCTAATGATGTTGCTGCTGATCTTAGAGTACATGAAAAAATGTGCATGGAAAGATGGCATACGATTTTTAAAAAAACTGATAGCTTACAAGAGTCAGTTAATAGTATGAAGTTATGGTTATTGGGTGGTCTTACAACTATTGTTGCATCTTTGATTACTTTGATTGTTAAAACAGCTATGTAATATGCTAGAAAAACTAATTGATCCTATCAGCAATATTCTTGATAAGTTTGTTGCTGATAAGGATTTAAAACAAAAACTAGAACACGAACTTAAAACAGAACTTCATAGGGCTAATATGGCTCAAATAGAAGTTAATAAAGAAGAAGCAAAGCATAGAACTGTATTTGTTGCAGGGTGGCGACCATTTACAGGTTGGGTATGTGCAAGTGCATTAGCTTATCATTTTATATTAGAGCCTGTACTTGTATTCTTTTTAACACTAAATGGTATTAGTATTGATTTACCACAATTTGATATGGGTTCTTTGCTAACTGTATTAATGGGTATGTTAGGTTTAGGATCATTAAGAACTTATGAAAAAACACAAGGTCTTACAAAATGATCGATGGTTACAATCAAATATTTCAAGATAAGATAGTTGAGATGTTAAAAAGACATGAAGGGTTAAAAATTTTTCCTTATCATTGTTCACAAAACAAACTTACGCTAGGTATAGGAAGAAACTTAGAAGATAAGGGTATATCAAAAGATGAAGCATATTATTTGTTACATAACGACATAAAAGAAGTACAAGAAGAACTAGGTAAAAACTGGGGTGTATATAGGACATTTCCTGAAAAGGCTAGGTTAGTTTGTATAGATATGTGCTTTCAGATGGGTATTACTGGTTTTATGAGTTTTAAAGAAACAAGAAAACTTATGGAACTTGGTAAGTGGTTAGAAGCATCTGAAGAGGTTTTGCGTAGTCGTTATAGTATTCAGACTCCAAACAGAGCATTATATAATTCAAGACAACTTGCACTTTGCAATACTAATGGCAAAGAAAACAAGTGAAGAGCATCAAGCCAATTCAAGGCTAGGTGCATTAGGAGAATCATTTGTTCAAACATTTTTGTTAGAGCATTGTGATTGGTGTTATAAAACACAAGAAAAACATCCAGCAGACTTAGTTGTAGAACTAGGATCAGCTAAATATACAATACAAGTAAAAAGTAGAAGAGAAACAAAAAAAGGTAAATATGTTTTTGCAACAGAAAATTCTAGGTCATTATCTGAAATATATAAGCACTATCATTGTGATATATTTGCTTTTGTCTTTTTTGATACTACAGGCAAACATATCCTCTTCAAACCAAATAACACTACGCAGACTTACTTCACTTTCGATGCTTCAATAATTACTCCAAGTCTAGCTATGGACTCATTTAAGGACACTTTAGATCAACTAAGTTCAGTTCCTAAGATAAATCCTCTTTTAAAGTAATCAACAAATTTCTTGTAAATATATATATATTTATGTATATTAATACTATGTTTATTAAAAAAAGGAGTAATTAACATGAACAAATTAACTAAACAATATATGGATGAACTTTGGGTAAATTCAGAATTTACAAATATTGTAAAAAAATCATCACAAAAAACCTTAATTTTAATGTGTTTATTAGTAGTTACAAAAATGACTACTAATTCTTTTAAGAAATTTATTAAACTTTATAAAGAACAGGAGAGTGTATAATGAGATACACATTAGAAGTATATGTACCAAAAAGTAAGTTTTGGTTCATAGCTTGTCAGACTAACGACATGATTATGCTTGGACATCAAATACTTAAATGCAAAAAAGCAAAACATAAATACAGGGTAAAGAAGGAGAAAACAAATGCAAAATAAACAAAAGTGGTGGGTTTATATCAATGGATATAGAGTTGCAGAAACTAAGTCTATTGGTTACAAATGGGTTTATTACAGAACTTCTGAACATTCAAGATACAAAAGAATTAAAAGAAGTGAATGGGATAAGGCTTGTTTATCTACACTTGCAGAACAACAAGAAAAGTTAGACATTAGAAATAAGGCTAGAGAACTTAAAATATCAAATACTAAAAAATCACGAAAGAAATTTGGTTGGACTTATAAAACATTTAATGAAATAAAAGCAGAGGTTTTATCAGTATGACTGATCCCTTTAGACTAGCTTGTGAAATTATAGAACAGCATACAAGAATAGAGATTGCTAAAAAAGAATTAAAAGAAGCACAACAGTTAGTCAAAGAGAAACAGGATAATTTATACAATCATAAAGCTAGACTATGGGAGTTAGAAAATGGATCACAATGATCTAATGCGTATATCAATACTTGGTTTTCTAATTACAGCTAGTTTTATGTATTTGTATTTATAGGAGTAATAATATGAATGTAACATTTAATTTGTTAGGTGGTGGTGAGCTTAACATACCAGCTAGGTTTATCAGTGGTTTTTATAAAGATGATATAACTGGCGAAGTCATAGTCGTGGTGCTAGGTGAAGAATACATAGTTAGAGATAGCTTAGATGAAATCAAGTATATATTGGGGATAGCTAGATGAATTCTAAAAAAACTCCGTTTACATCGACTGCTAGTATTGGTACTTCAACTACAGGTCTTTCTTTTAATACAGGTAATACTAATGATTATTATGATCGTCTGCTACTACAGATTGAGAAACAGCAAAGAGTAATTAAAAATCTTGAACAACAACTAAAAGAAAAAAATTCAGAAGTAAATTTAGACTTAACTAAAGATGATATTAAATTTATATTAATGAAATGCCATCCTGATAAGAATATGAATAGCAAACAAGCTGCTAAAGTAACAGCTAAATTATTGAAATTAAGGGAATCAAAATGAAAGCAATAGGTAAGATTACAAAAGATGATATGTGTACTCATTCATTAGTGCCATATCTTTTTGATGCAGGGCATTTTAAAACTAAGCAAGAAGTTTTAAATGATTGTATAAGAGCAAAACATGGTGAGAACATAAGAACGCCACAAACCTTACGACAACGAACAGGAGATGTATTAGAAAAACCATTGATTGATGAATGTATGTTGCGATTAGGTATAACTGAATATGATAAAGAGGTTAGTGAAGCTGTAGTACATCCCTTATTACCATTAGAGGGATCATTAGATGGTATGGCATTTTGCGATAAGCTAACTGTAAAAGAAGATAAAGAACAAAGTATTTTTTGTTTAGATTCATCTGAAGTATATCTAAATGGTTATGTACCTATAGAAGTAAAATGCACCAGTACATATCCTGAAGATATACCACCTGATTGGTTAGGTGTAATGCAACTAAAAGCTGCTATGTCAACGACACAAGCAAAAGCAGGTATATTAATTATTCTTTACCAATCAACTGATCTAAGAATATATGTCATACCAAAAGATTATAGTTTTGAAAAAGAGTTAGAAGTTAAAGTTATAGACTTTGATAGGAGAATAAAAGAAGAAGATTATTTTACGCCACAAGTAGCAACAGATGCTTTAGTAAAATACCCAAATGCAAATGATGAAACTAAAATATTAAGTGAAGATACAGTAAAGTTTATAAAGCAGTTAGAACAAACTAATGACATGATTAAAAATCTTGGTGTAATGAAGGAGAAACTTACAGCACATATAATGGAAGAAATGGGTAACGCATCCATTGGTAGGACTGGTGATTATATTGTGAATTGGAAAATGCGTAAGTATAAAGCACAACCTGAAAAGATAGTGCC